GTTAATGGTGGAAACTTTTTGCAAGTTTTAAATCCAGATTCAACTACTTATTACGCTCAATTCCTGACAGGAACCATGACGCAAGATGATAATGGCGGCGCGGGCTCAGGCAGTCAGGTTGCGTCATTCATTAATTATACTTTTGCGCCTTCAGCAACGATTGTCAATGCCTACGGAAGCCTAATATCGCCTACAGTTGCTATTGCAAGTGGCAAGTCGGTTGGCAATTCTTTTGGTAGTGTCATAGCCTTAACTGTAAATGGCGCAGGAACTTGTTTTAATAATGTAAGCCAAAAGATATTTGGGCCAGCCGCTTCTGGCGCAGGTGCTAAAACCTATGGCTATGGTTTACAAGTTTTTAAAGGAAGTGGCTGCACTTACAATTACGCTGCTTATTTTGACGATTTACAATTAGGCGGAAATCTAACTTTAGAAAGCTCAACACTTCCATCAATAAAATTTAAAGAAAGTGGTTTTAATGATGTTGCAGGAATTCTTTTTCAAACCAGCGGCACTGGAGATAGTAATTATTTAGCACTAACCGGGAGCGCTTCAAATGTTGACCCATCGAGCCAGACAATTGGTTTTACAGTTACGCAAAGCGGAAAATGCTTGGCAGTTCAGCCAACGGCTGGATTAGGCTATGGAACTGGAGCGGGTGGAACCGTTACTCAAGCAACATCGAAAACAACTGCGGTCACCATAAACAAAGTGACTGGGTTAATTACGATGAATAACGCCTCTATGGGTGCGAATACAACGCTTATTTTTACTGTTAATAACTCGGCTGTTGCACTAGGTGACACAGTCCAAGTTTCTACTAGTGGAGGCTTTGCTTCTGATTACAGAGCGGTAGCTTGCAGCGTTGCCAACGGTTCTTTTAAAATATCTTTAGCCAACATAGGAACAACTCAATCAGAGGCCCTAACAATTAGTTTTACTGTCCTAAAAGGGGCGAGTTCGTAAAATAATTTAACAATAACTTAATTTTAATTAAATTTTATGCCTCAAGCAACTTCACCATTTTTGGGATTTAAAGGTATCGCTGGCCCAATCTACAGACTTGACCCAGCGACTAATACGCCACTTCTAGATGATGACGGCTTGCCAATTGTCTTGGATTCAAGCGGTTTTTATCGCGTTGAACTAAAAAATTTTGACGAGATTAAAAAAAGGGCGGTCGTTTCAATAACTCCGTATCAATCAAAAAGGAAATTCATTCGCAATCCTGACGCTTCTGTTTATGGCGGCTTTGTCATTACATATTATGTAAACAACAAAGACCAAGTCGTTGATGAATCAAGCGAAATAATTACTCCAGGAACTTTTGATACTTTTTTTGGCAAAAGTGTCATTAGAGCAAATAACACGTGCGAATCAGATCAAGCCAGAAATTTCGTTTTAAGTTTGAACGGAACTAATCCAGTTCAAGTGACTTTTCCGATTAATTTTTCGACTATGACAGTCGACAATATCACGCAAAATAACATTAACAATGCTTTGGCGTAAAAAGATTAATACTGTTATAGCCTTTATTGTGTAATTATGACCAATTCTTGGCTTGACGCATCATTATTTGTTGGGGGCTTCTCGAATTTAAAAGTTCAGGTCACCTCAAACACTCAAACCACAATCACCGCTGATAGTATTGTGCTTAAATCGAGTGATGCTGCTTATGTCGCCAATAATGTCAGTTTAATTAACACAATCACAATTTCAGGTGCGAACGGCCTAGATACTGGCTCTGAGGCGTCAAACACATGGTACAATGTTTGGATCATTTACAACGGAACAACCGTCGCAAGTTTGTTGTCACTTTCTACAACAAACCCAATTATGCCAAGCGGCTACACTTACAAAGCTAGAGTGGGCGCGGTTCGTAATGACGGTTCTTCAAATCTTTGGCGTACTTTGCAGTATAATCAAGATGCTGATATTATTGTTGGCACCAATCCTGCCACAATCATTAAAATGGCAAATGGAACAACTTCAAACACTTCTGTTCCACTTGACGCGATAAGTATTTCAAATTTCGTTCCGCCTACTGCATCACGCATTAGAGGTTATGTAATGGCGAGAGCCGGTAGGGCTGGGGCCGCTCCTAATAATAATTACGGCGCATACGGACTATCAAACGCTCCTCCTGTTTCTGTTTTTTCAATTGGCACTGATACTGCTTCCAGCAACACTTTTGATTTTGCTTTAGAAGACACAAATATCTATTGGTTCTGTAGCCCTGCTGGTGATGGTGGCTACATAGTTGCGAGTGGTTGGAGGGAGAATTTATGACAATTGGCTATGATATTTACTTGATGGCCGGTCAATCGAACATGGTTGGCCAAGGCGTTTCTGCTGACGGTTTGCAAGATTTTAATGACCCAAGAGTTTTTCAATTTGGTGGCGCTGCAAAAGACCCTCGTTATAGAACCATCTTTTTAGGGAATGACCCAGCACACCATGAAGAGGGCGTCAACAACAAGAAAGTAAGCCCAATCTTTCCTTTTGGGCGCGTAATGGCTTTAAAAACAGAAAGTTGCAGGCGTATACTATTAGTTCCAGTTGCACACAGTGGAACTGCTTTAGTAAATGGCCCTTGGAGCGTTGGCGGCAAACTTTATGAAAATGCAATAACTCAAGCTAATTTAGCTATTCAAACAGCAAAGGCAGAATTTGCGGGAAGTGATTTTAAAGGCATTGTTTGGCTGCAAGGAGAGGCTGATTTAAATGTTGCTCAAAATGTTTATGCCAATTTTCTCGATAACATGGTAAAAGGTTTTAGGTCAAGAATTGCGGGCGCAGAAAAAGCTCCTTTTGTTGTCTTGCAGATGCTACCCGCTTGGATTGCTAAAACTAACGGCAATGTTGATAGGGCACACCAAGACACACCCAACAGATTAGAATACTGTGTTTTTGTGCCTGCTCCAACTGATAAAAAATGCGGGAATTCGGACAATATCCATTTCAGCGCAATTGGTTCAAGAATTATTGGGAGGAATGCTGCTATGGCATTTGATGCTGCACTACAAAATTCTTTTATATCAAATCCTCTATGACAAATTATTTTTATTATCAAACCCCCGTTGATTACGACCTGATTACAGGAACGTCAACGCTTGTGGTTACGCTAGATGAGGTCAAGGCGCAGTTACGTATTAGCGGAAATACTGAAGACAGTTACCTTACTAATTTAATCTTATCTGCGACAAACTATTTTGAGCTAAAGTCTGGACGTGATCTCATAAATAAAACTTACGCCACTTATCCAGACAATTTCCCCGGAAATTCTGGCGGTTATGCACCCGTGCTTTATGGCTCATATTATGGATTGGGTTCGCCGATTCTGCTAAAAAAATCTCGCCTTCAGTCTGTCACTTCAATTGAATACTACAAAGACGACGCTTTAGTGACCTTTTCCTCATCAAATTACTACTTCACCAAAGAAGCGAATAATTGGCCGCAAATCTTTTTAAAACAGGATTCTAACTGGCCTACCGACCTCGATAATAGGGCGCAAGCAGTAAAAATTACATTTGTTTGCGGTTTTGGAACAACAGCGGCAGACGTTCCAATGAGTATCAAGCAATGCCTGCTTCAGATGATTACTTATCTTTATGAAAACCGGGGTGATTGCGGCGGAGACTGCGCTAAGCTTCCGGCGTTTATCCAAAGTTCAATCCTAACCTGGAAAATCTTTGATCTGTAATGCCTAACTGCACACGCATAAAGCCAAAGCCATATAAGATTTGCACTGGCGATTTGCGTTACCAAATCATCATTTACGACCGCACTAAGGTTGCAAATACTCTAGGACTTGCTGAGCCGAGCATTTTAGTTTCTACAGTGAGGACAATTTGGGCGCTCCAAAGATCAGTAAACGGCGAAGAAATTTTTAACGAAGCCAACATGGTGGTTGGTAAAATCACCGATGAATTTTACGTGCGTTTCAATGAGGCGGCGGGAATTAACAAAACCAACATTATTGCCTCTAACGGCATCTTTTACAGCATTGAAAGTACAATCCCAAATCTCGAAGGAAGAAGGCAGTTTGCAGTTTTTAGATGCTGTGTGCGCGGCCCGGATTATCTGCAATCAAACGAGCTGAGCCAATGATGAGCATTAGCGGCAATAACCGAGTCGTTTTGAACAAAATTAGAAATTTACAATCTTCTTTCCAGGAAGGAATCAGGCGAGGGCTACAACAAAGCGGCTTAGACATCGCGGGCAAAGCTGGTTTGGCAAATGACGGTGTGATAAAAAAAGACATGAATGCGCCAAAGCATGGTCGTCCTTATCAAGTTACTCGCGGCCGCACTGGTCGCGTTTTAGCAAGAGGCAGAACTCATATCGCTTCCGCACCTGGCGAGGCTCCCGGCGTAATTTCTGGACGCTTAAGAAGGTCAGTTTATTTTTCTGTGCAGGGGGCAAATCGTTTAAGAATTGGCGCAAACACTCCATATGCCAGATTTCTTGAGGATGGAACTGATAAAATGGCGCCTAGGCCATATCTGAGAAACAACATCGAGAAATCGCGCCAGACTATTCGAAATAACATCGTCCAGGCGATTAACTCAAAGATGAGGTAAGGCCATGAAAATCACTAACATAGTAAACCAACTCAAAGCAGTAATTCCAAAATACACGGATGATTTTTCTACCGTAATTTCGGTTTTATCACTAACTCGCTCTGGCTCGGTCGTCACAGCGACTACAGCAACGCCGCACGGATTCGACAATTACAAAGGTGTTTTTGCGACTTATTCGGCTCTAGTTACCGCTTACCCAACGGCAAATATCAATGATTTTGCTTACGTTACCGCAACTGGAACACAGTGGATTTATAGCGGGGCTGCTACGATGGCGTGGATTGACACTGGATCAAACACTCTGGCAAATAAAGTCTTAATTACAGGGGCGAAAACACCAATCGCCATTTCTTCTTTGACGCAAGTAAAAGGTTATGCTTCAGCGCTTTGCTCAACAAAACATAATTTAACCAAAGCCAGCACCCAAGTTGAAATTTCTGGCGCAGACCAGGCTTTGTACAACGGCAATCACAATCTAGTTTGGACGCCTCCAGCCTACCAAATCGCTTCAATAACTATCGACACGGGCACGCATATTGCCACAGTGACTACGGTTGAAGATAATGGCTTTATTGCGAATGCTAATTTTGAAATCGAAATTTCTGGCACTGCTCAGCCAGCCTATAATCGCAAGACGTCAATCGCGTCAATTGTTGACTCTAAGACGTTCACCATCGCTGACGTTTTTGGTGCAAATGAAGATGGTTCGAATGCCTTTGGAAGGTTGTGGCAGGTAAAGCAAATTCTGAATGCTTACACCTTCATTTTTGAAGTTGACAAAACCGCTGTGACGCCAGCCACAGGAAGCATTTTTCAAGTTTATGCTTATTTAACTGGCTACAACGGCTATAAAACGATTTTAAGCGTTCCTAGCTCTACAACTTTCACTTATGCGATTGATTCTGCGCCATTATCGCCAGCACAAGGGCAAATCTATGTTAAGGTGGCTTCAAATATCACGGGATCAATCTCTCTGGAAAGGGCTTCTGATTTTTACACTACAAAATATCCGGCCGGGGCCTCAAAGAAGTGGATGATTGTTGTGGTTGGGCCAAGAGAGTTTGGTAAAA